CCATTGCACGCTGTTTCTGCTCAAGCTCTCGCTGCTCTTTTATCTTCTCCGCCGGTATCGGCTCAGGTATCTGCGTTCTGCCGTGTATATACTGCGTCATTGTGTGACGGCAATTCGGGTGAAATAGCCCGTTCTTTACGGCATATGACAGCAGCCAAAACCACTCACCGCAGTAATTTGACTTGCCTTGAAACTCGTCCTTTTCCCCCTCCCATACTGTGAATACATCATCAATGTATACTTGACCTTGCCAAGGCTCACAGGTCTTTGAACAGCCGCCATACTGAGACACAAGCACCGTATCATACCCAAGCTCTGCAAAGCGTTTCGCCGCACCCTGCAACGCTGCCCTTGTGGAAGTTGTCCGCAGAGCCATTCGCACATAGTCGGCAATGTTCACTCGCTTGCCGTCAGCGTATACGATACAGTTTATGCCCTTGTCGAGGAAGTCCCTTGTGGCAAGGTCGATAGCCTCGTTAAGCGTCATAGAGCCTGTTCCCATTGCAAGCTGTACCCTATTCAAAGTCTGCCTGTAAATATCGTCTGTCATTCGCAGAGCGGCTGTTTCAGCGGTCTTTTCAAGGGTGGTGACGTCTTCCATAAGCTTTGCCATTTTCTTTTCGTTCACGCCAAAGAAATGCTTGTCGGGGATAGGTGTTATAGGCTCGTCAGAAAACTCCTGGGCGCTCCTTTGTGCCTGCTGCTGACCCTCTTGAAACTGCTCCGTCATAAGCTGTCTTGTCTGATCGTCGATAACGTCAACGTACTCGTTCATAATGTCAAGGTTTTCACGGCGGAAGTTCTCCATATTTTTCAGTTTCTCAGCCTGCCAAGCAGACCATTCAAAGCCGTAACGCTGTTCCTCCGCCTTGTGCCTTTTGAGATTGCGTTTCAGCGAAGATATGAGCCTTAGCTCTATCTCCTCAAATATCTTTGCGATGTCTTTGAAGCTGAGAATACTGACCACCTCCAAGTAGTTGATAGCAACAGGGTTTAAACAAATTCAAATGTACGGAAACTATAATGCCCCGTCCGGGCGAGGACCGTACTCGTCACCTACCGCAGTAGGCTCACCCTCAGTAAGCCCCTTTTCCTGCATTATCCGCTTGACCTCTGCGGCTTTCCAATCGTCCTCTTTAGAACTGCCCCACAGCTCCTCCACCTGCGTTTCAACTGACATAATACCATACGTGCTTGCCATGCCCACAGTTTCAACTCTGCTGTCAAAGTCAGGCGCACCATACTCGCCGAAGTCAACTGTCACCTCATAAGTCTCAGGGGCTTTGCCCTGCATATTGTCATAGGTCATAAGCACCGCAGAAACAAGCTGCGGCAGAGCCTTTTCAAGAGCCGTTGTGATAGTGTTTCGGGTGTTGCCTGTGACGTCTTTCTTCTCTCGCTGAGCGTCCGCACTTGACATCTTGCCAACATCTATGCCCAGCGTGGCAGGAGATACAAGCCCTTGCAGACACATAAGCAGGCAATTCGTATAGCTTGCCACAAACGCCTCATACTTGATATCAGGCTGAACTACTTCTATCTTAGGCGCTGCACCCTCTGCCGAAAGCGGTGGATCAATGCTTATGTAACTGTTGCCGAACTGGTTAGGCGCTTTAAGCTTACCGCTTGCAGGATCTCTAGGTATCATGCTTTCGGGGATATATTGCTTTACCCTGCCTGCTCTGATAGCGTCCCACCATTGTGAGATGACCTCGTCTAAAGCGTCAAAGCAATCAGACTTACCGCCGTCAAAAATGCTCTTGCCCCTGTTCGGATACTTTCGTGATGAAAAGAATTTCAGCGGCACAGCCATTATATACTCGCCCTCAAACTCAGTTCGGGGCGGTATCTGTGCAAGGCAAGGCACGTTGTCCAAGCCGACCTCGTGACCGTTATCGTCATACAGACGGCTTTCTATGTACCCTTTGCCGTAATGCTCTTCAAGGTGAAATTTCTTTGAGTCTGCATAATGCACAGAATGAAAAACGACCTCGTTCAGCAGACCTCGCACAAAGTTATACTCCACTTTGTCAGCACCGATAAACTCGACTATCGGCGTATCAGAAAGCTCAGTATCCACAGATATTTTGAAAGCTCCGTCGCCGTCAACAAGGGCGGTAACTACCGCCTTGCCTGTCAGCTCTGTGAAGTCTATATGCTCGGAAATATTATCAAAGTCAGCCTTTGCTTTGTCCCCTGTGACCTTGATATCGTCCATATCAGAATAGACAATGTATGAAAGCGTATCGGCAATTATTGCAGGCAGACCGCTATGTATCTTGCGTATCTTTTCATTCTCGGGGACGCTGCTCCAGAATGAATTTGTGCCTAAGTTAAGCTGACGAAAGAACTGTGAAAGCTCTGCGGCGTCACCACGATACCAAAGCTGTGACCTTATCACATCGGTCATAAAACCTGTTTTCTCTGTGATAGTTATACTGTATTCGGGTGCAGGCTGGATATCAAGCCAGTTTCTTATCATATTTTTCACCTTGCTTCCTATGCTGAATTTAATCAATCTTCACACTTCCTATCTTGTCACGATACGGCAGCCAAGCATACTGACAGGAATTGATAAGGTGGTCGTTGCCGTCCTCCGGCTCAGCCTTATCCTCTTTCCAACTGTATATGTTAAGCTCGTCTGCGTACTCCTTGCAATGCTCAAGGATATAAAAATCACCTGCCGCCAGCCAAGCTGACTGCAAGTGTATTCGGTCGATTATTTTCGTTTTCTTGAATGCCGGGATAAAATTATATATGCTGCCTGTGAGCCGCCCGAACTTCTGACATTCAAGTATGGTCGCCTGATCTGCGCTGTCGATATATACATCTCGTGCAAAGCCCCACGTCCTGCGGTTTTTCTCCAAGAACGCCGTGAATATTTTCGGTATGTCGGAGGGCGTGAGCGGCACTTGTCTGTCACGATTGTTATACACTTCCTCGTCAAGAGTGACGCATTTTCTGTCAGCCGTTATGCCCACAAAGGTGAACGCTATGGTATCAGGTGAGGATTGCGAATAAGCGGTGTCAAGCCCGGCTGAGAAGTACACATAATTGAAAGCTTTCGCCTGCTCTGCTGTCAAGATATTTCGCTTTTGCAGGTCAAACACAAGCCCCGTTGCACGTCCTCTCAGACCGAGTATCTTGTTCTTATACAGCTTTGTGCCTTTTGGAGCGGCAGCCATTTTCCGTTTGATATCATCATCAGTAAGTGAAAGATTATCACGAAAAGTAAAGAACCAGTACCGCCAATTGGGTACAGGTTCTTCTGTAAGCTCTTTCATTATCTCCGCAGGCACGTCACAGGCGTATTTCTGATACGGACGTGAGCGGTTGACAAATTCTTTGTACACAGGCAGAGAGGGGTCGTCAGGGTTAAGGGTCGCCATAAGGTAATCGTTACGGGTTGACATCTCACGGACAAACTCGATATCAGCGGTATTTATCTCGTCGATATACACGCAGCCGAACTGAGCGCCCAGCACCATTTCCCACTTATCCTTGTTGTCATATCCCAGAACATAGATTATCTTGCCCTCAAACTTGATATGCGGCAGTTTGTAGTCCTTATCACCGTTGCCGAAGTACCGAGCATTGGCGTGCAGGTCAAGAATGCCGTTATCCTGCTGAATGATAGTTTCCTCAGCCTTTCCCGTAGTCTTAGCGGCAATGACGTGAAGTTTCTTTCGGCTTGCCGACACCATACGCATGAACTTTATGCCTGCGCCCACAGTTGTTTTGCCGCTTGCGGTAGTCCCCTCAAGGAAGTCCGCAGACACGCCCCGAACGCTGTTGATGAAGTCCATATACTTCTGCGACAGAGGAAACTTACTCGTCAAGCCCCTCACCGCCTATCTGAGCGAAAACGTCTGAAAGCTTTTCAGAGGTCTTGACCTCCGCCTGTATCTTAGCCACATACTCTCCTGTCATTTTATTGAGGGTATCGACGGCTCTGATACGGTCAGCAGGGTCATTCTTGCCGTCCTTAGCGATATCAGACAAGAGTGCCTGCCGCTCCTTAGCGGTCATTATACGCTCGTCCTGAGCTTTCTCGGACAGCACACGGATATACTCCGCAACACTAGGATTATCTAGGATTTTGCAGGCGTCAGCTTTCGCATACTTCTCGCTATATCCTGCCTTTATAGCGCTCTGAACGGTGTTGCCGCTCTGAGCATAGTATTCTGCAAATTTCTTTTGCCGTGCTGTCATGAGGGCACCGTCCTTTCTGAGATTTTGAATATAAAAAAAGGCGCTGTAAAAAAACGC